CTGAGTGGTCTTTCTCATTTAGAAGGACAAGTTGTTTCTATCCTAGCGGATGGTTCAACACACGCTGACAAGACAGTAAGCTCAGGCTCGGTATCACTTGATCGATCAGTAACGAGTGCGGTGGTAGGATTAAATTACGATAGTGTTTTACAAACCATGAGAATAGAAGGTGGAGCTGCTGAAGGTACAGCTCAAGGTAAAACAAAAAGAATTTCGAAAGTAGTACTAAGATTATTTGAAACAGTTGGTGCAAAAGTTGGACCATCATTAACAAGTTTAGAAACTATTCCGTTTAGAACAACATCATCTAATTTAGGTCAACCAGTTCCAACATTATTAGCTGGTGATAAAGAGATAGAGTTTAGAGACGATTACAATACAGATGGTTTCATATTTGTTAAACAAGATCAGCCACTTCCTTTAACGGTGTTGGCTATCTTTCCAACAGTTGTAACCAGCGATGGATAAATTTGAAATAGTTCCTTACGATCCGCAACATGGTGAAGACATGATTGCGTACGGACTGAACGATAAATTAATGGATCATGACGCAACATTTAAAGACAATAGGATCGATTTTAAAACGCCTGCTTTATCATACACTTTACTATGCAACGGTGAGTGCGTTTGCAGTGGTGGCATTATTCCTTTATGGAATGGAAATGCTCAAGGCTGGGTTATATCGAGCAAAAGAATATTTAAAAACAGAATTAGAGCATCAAGACTAATTAAAAAAAGGACTGATATACTTTGTGCTGCAAATAAAATTTGGAGATTACAAACTTCAGTTAAAGCAAATTTTACTACTGGAATGAGATTTGCAGAATTTTTAGGATTTAAAAACGAAGGTTTGATGAGAGGTTATGGACCTGACAAGTCAGACTATTATTTAATGGCAAAAGTTTATTTATGAGTTTTATAGGAAATTTCGCAGCAGCTCGGTCTGCAAAAGCAATTGGTAAGTTCAATTCAGATCTTTATTATCAACAAGCTCAACTTGCTAAAAAAAAAGCAGATATAAATTTAAAAACATACAATGAAGTTACTAGACCATTGTTTGTTAAAAATGCAAAAAAACAATACTCACAATTTAAAGTAGCAGCATACAATTCAGGTGCAGAATTTAGAGAAGGAACATCACCTTATCTTGCAGCATTAGAATTTAATATTAATCAAGCAACTGATTTAGCAATACTTGATTACAATGCAGATATGGATAACCAAGATCAAATTAATCAATCTATATTGCTACAAGCAAAAGGTGTTGGCGAAAGATTTAAAGGTGATCTGACAGCAAAAACAGAAACTATGAGAGCGTTTGGTTCTTTATTATCAACAGGACAACAATTTGGGATGATAGGTTAATGGCAGTTTTAAAAATTTACGAAAGTCAAGTAAGACCAAAATCTCCAAAAGTTCCTACCACTGGAGCATTAACATTACCAGTTGGACTAGCTACACAATATGGAAATGCTTTAGGATCTATTGGAGCTGTAGTTGAAAAGATTGCATTAGAAAATAAAGCTGAAGAAGATGCTAATGAGGCTTCAGATATAATCAATAATGTAAATCAAAAGATTTCTGAAAATTTTAATAAGTATTCAAAGAGTAGTAAATCTGGAGATATTTTAAACTTTGCTAATGATGTAGATAATATTACTTATGAAGGATCTAACAAACAAGTAGATAAGTTAGTCAGCAAATATATTAGAAAGCAAAAAAATTCTTTAAGTTTGGACCTTGGAAAAAAGATAGTAAACAACTCTGTTTCAAAATCACGATCCAGAAAAGAAAGCTTATTAAATTCTTACATCATGGATATGACAAGTGATGATGAAGAGAAAAGAATTTTTGGAAATAGAGACTATAATAGTTTTTTTAGAAATCCAGAAAACATTCTTTTCTATGGAGAAGAAAATATAAAAAAATTAAAAAAAGAAAAAGATAATCT